GTAGCTGCCGGTCCGTCTACGCTTTCGCCTTGCTCAAGCTACGCCGGACACGCTTCGGCCCGTCGGCCTTTGCGTGGCTGCGCCACGCATAGCCCGTCAGGGCGAAGCGTGGTGGGGGAGGCAGAGGGGCCAAAATTCAGCAATTGCAACCCATTAGGCCAAAGGTGGGGGCAAACAAGGCCCTTTGATTTGTAAGGGTTATTTTTTGAGCGCCCCTCACCTATATGGTGAGAAACAGGCCCGAAACGTTTCCATGAAAACCATCTGGGTATATGACGCCGGACACGGCAAGACGATAGAATTCGACACCGCCGACGAAGCCCGCGCGTGGTTCAAAATCCACGATCCGGAAGGCGTGGCTTTCGAGCAGCCCGCGCCCGACCCTGATCCGAATGAGGCTTACGAGGTCGTGCCGATGAAGGTAGGGCCGCACGGCCCGCCGCCGGGCTGGTGGACCGTCACCAGGAACGGAATTCCGGTCATGCACTTCTCTCCGGAGAACAAGCCCGCGGCCGAGCGGTACGCCACGGACCCCGCGCGCCGCGCGGAGATCCGGAACCGCAAGAAGCTTCACGAGAGATGACCATCCAGCGGAAGCCGATCGACATTCCGCGGGCCGCCGCCCTGAAATTCATGGAGCACTTGCGGGCCTACCAGGCCGAGTATGACCAGATAAAGCGCGATGGCATCGCGGCCACCGCGCGCCATACCCTGCTTGAGCACCTTCCGAAAGGAACGCGGCTCCGGGTTTTCGACGTCAAAGAGCTTTTCGAGAAGATGAAATAGCGGTCGGCAGTCAGGCAACTTCCCAATCGGTTGCGAGAAGATCGGCCTGGGAGCAGAGCCAGCCGGGCTGCCACTGTTTCGCGGCGGTGTACATCGCGATATATGGCAGACAGTCAAGCGGCTGATCCTCGCCGATCCATTTCGCGGTTCGGTCGTTTACCTTCCGGTCCGTGCCTTGCGTGTTATAGCGCGGAAGCTTGAGCGGCGGCATCAGCACCACAAACATTCCCTTGCCATTCCAGCCCGCGCGGCGGACGGCCTTCCCGTTCTGCATCTCCTTGACGGCTTCGCCAATTCCAAACATCGGATATCCCTCTATGATTTTGCCGGGAGCCGCCCGGCGCGGATCAGGATTTCGCCGACAGAACGCGGTCGAGCCGATCGCCCAAGCGGTTGATTGCGTCCGTCAACCGGTCCTCGACCTCGCGCATGACCTAGCGGTGGATGTACTCGCGAGCCACCTGTTCGCGATAAAGCGAGAACGCCGCCGATTGGAGGGTCAGCTTTTCGTTCGCGTCGTGAGCGTCTTTCTTGGCGTCCTCGGCTACGCTTTTGGCCGTGTCAGCCGCCGACTTCGCGTCAGAGATCCGGCCGGAAAAATTCATCCAGAACGAAAGGACCGTGATCCCCGCGACGCAGAGACCGGCCAGTGTTCCGATCGAGGAAAGCTCAATGTTCACTTCCAGCACCGCTTGTTCCGGCCTGTCCGGTTATGGACCCGCACCTGTTGGATGGTTTCGAGCGTGTCGTTATCGCCCGAATAGCGAATTCTGGCCCAGCCAGCGCACCGGGCCTTTGCGTTCGCCGGCGTGTTTCCCGCGGTCACGGTTGTCGGGATCATTGTCGAACATGCTCCGATCGGCAGGCACAGGACCGATAGTAGCGAGAGCGTCAGAGCGAGCCTTTTCACCATTGACCTGTTCCCTTGCGAGCGCCGCATCCCACTGACGCTGCTTTTCGTCCAAACCGTTTTTGTAGCCATGGGCGATTGCGCCCATGAGCGTGAAGGCGACCACGGCGGCGCCGATGGCCCATTTGCGAAGATCCGGGATGAAGGCGACCACCGCCGGCGGCGTCAGCACCGCGACCGCGACGGCCGCGAAGCCGATCAGCATGTCAATGCCGGCCCAGCCGAACAGGAAGTTCCAGAGCGAGTGCAGAACCGTCCCGATCATTTGAAAATCCACTTCCACCAAAAGGGCTTTGTGGGCGCGGCGGCGGTCTGCTTTGCCGCCGGTGGCTTGGGGAGACCTTCCGCCAGCCCCTCAAGGCAGAGCTGCTTTTCGCCCTTGCGGCCATCGCCTCCGCGACGCGCTACAAGGCCCCTGCGGACCTGACCGTCCGAACGCACGTACCAGCCGGCAAACGCCTCACAGCCGCCCCGGAGGTCGCCTGCGTTCATCTTGGCGACCATTGGCGAGCGACACACCGCGGCCGGGCCGGCGTTGTAGGCAGCGTCCAGGAGCGCGGCCATCGTCTTGTCCGGCAGAGGCCGGCTGATGCAGGGCTGAATTTTCGCCAGGTACTTCGGCAGGCTTTCCGCAAGCTTCGCGTCGCACTCCTCCTTGGAGAAGCGCGTCCCGACCTTGACCTTGCCGAATTCGTCGGTTTGCCCGTAGCAGTACGTCACCGGATGGCCGGTGCCGATCATGTCTTTCTTGGCAACCCCGTCCATTCCTTCCCAGGCGGGAAGAAACGCGATCGTCGCGGCGATGACGCCCGCCGAGCCCGCCGTGGCTATCGTTTTTTTGACGCTCATACGTCCGCCTTTGGCACTTGCTTGACCAGCCGCAGGAAGCCAATCAGGCCGTAGCCCGCTGCGTTGAGCGTGAGGAAGAACCAGGGATTGAACACGTCGGAGAAGGCCGACAGCCCGAGAACGGCGCCGGTCAGCACGAACATGAACAGGCTGGCCCGCACCGTCCAAAGCCGGTGCAGTTCCGTCCGCCAATCGTCAATCAGCCGCATCGACCGCGCCCCATGAAATCAGGGCGCACCATGGACCGGGCCGGTTAGCGATTTTTCCGCTACGGGCCACAGATCAAAATTGACGGAACCGACCTTTACCCTACGAGGTTGAGCGGATAGGCTTGGGTACGCATCAGCGGACGTGAAAATTCGTTGATGCGGACGAAGGCAGCAGTGGTTAAACCGGCTATGCCGGGTGGCCCCAGGAATAGCCGTAGCCTAACCAGCAACACGCCGGGTCGCTCCCGGCGTGGCGGTAATACTGGGGGTCAGCAACCACTGCTGCTGATTTTCACCCACCCGGCACCAACCTTGCCGGGATACCCCGAGGGGCTTTGGCAGTGGCACTCACCAAACTCGAACAAGACTTCCTGCGCGCCAGCAGGATCGCAAAGCGCGCGCTCGAATACGAAGGCGACGACCGGACCGCTTTTCGCGGTGCCGGGATCGAGGCGCTGAACAAGGTGGTCGCGGCGGCAGAGAAGCTGGCCGGAAACAACCAAAGGACGGGCGATGCTTGAGGTCGCTGTCTATGTGGCGCTGGCCATCATCTTCATTTGCGTCGTCGCCCTGCTCGGCTTGGCCTGGCTGTTCAAGCTAAAGCGATACAAGGGTTAGATAATCCTGATGATGTAGTTGCAGATGATGGTCGGCTGTACGATCGGATGGGCATTCCCGCTTGTATTGTTCGAAGTCACTGTGATGTTGTTGTTGCCAGAGGCCGTACTGGCGTTAGCCAGGATATTGCTCGCGAACGGTGACCCACCGCCGCCAGGGCTGTTGAAATTGCTCGGTGCGCCCGTCATGAAATTCTGGCCGTTCGGAGAGTTGACTACAATGTTTTGTGCGGCATTTGCGGACGTGATGCCCGTGGGCAACTGCGCCAACGTCAGGGTGTGGCTTTGATTGCCGGACGCCGACCCCATTGCAGCGCCGTCCACGCCGCTGACCGCGCTGGTGAGCCGCGATGCCGTGGCTTCCTTCATCGCCGATACGCGGCCCGACTTGTCCGGAACGTTGAACGTCGTCGTTCCATCGCCCGCGCCATAAGTAGTGCCCCAGCGCGCAAACGCCCGCGCGTAGGTGGTGCGAGAGATTGCCTGCCCAAGCGGGAAAATGAACGCACTGTTCGGCGCCACCGTGTCCCAATAGTCCAGGCCACCGAGAAACGGCACGTTGAACGGGCTGGAATGATAGCCGCGAAGGTAGAAAACGCCGTCCGTGTGATTGTAGAGCGCGCAATAGGGCGTACCGAGGATCAGCGTCCCGGCAACCAGCTCGACGCCGGGCGACGATCGGAGCGGCTTTGCGCCAAGGCCGTCAACGTTGAGCGTCACCGTGTCGGCATTCGTCGCGTGAGGCGTGAACGCGACCATTTGCCCGTCAAGGTGCGGTAGCGTGTCGAAGCCCTGATAGGAACTGACCGCATAGGCGGTCGACGTGCCGGTGGTGACGATCGCGCCGGAAACGTCGTCGCGGAATTTCGCAGCAGCGGCCATCATGCCGCGCGTGCCGTCGTTCACCGCTGACGGAGCCATGCCTTCCGGAAACGGACAGGTGCTATCCGCATTGGCGTTGCTGGCGGCGGTCCGAGACCATTTCCAAAACGTCATTGCTCAAGCTCCCCGAAACGAAAAAGGCGCGGTTTTCAACCCGAATAAATTGGGCCTTGGCTGCAAAAAATTGGTGAGTTGCGGTGTTGCCGCTAGCGCGGCCAGGTCTACGGCGGGCGCCGCTCCGGATCCGCCGATCTGGAGGGCTGGCGACTTTCCGGCGGGCGGCGTTGCGGCCTGCTCAGGCGCGCTAGACGCGGCCGGGCCGGCCATCGACATCGGCGCGGCACCCTGCCCTTTCAGAAAGCCTTGAGCGTTCGCAAGGCGGGTGCCCTCGCTCTGATCGCCATACCGGATGTAACGTTTCAGGGCAGCGTTTGCCGAGGCGAGATCGGGGGCACCAAAAAAAGCTGTGGAATTCCGCTTTTCCGGCCCGGCAAGTTCGGCGCCGATAAAATCGAGCTGCGTATTCGCGTCATTGGGCGACGTGCCGCGAGCCTTCGCGAAATCCTGCAACCCCCGCCAGCGATCGAGCCGCCATTGCAGCAGCCCGTTGGCGCCCTCACCCTGGTTAAGCGCGCTCGGATTGAACCCGCTCTCCTGAGCGATGTTCCCGGCCAATGCCGCGGCCTGCACGGGGGCGTACCCTCGATCAAGCAAGCCTTTGTAGATTTCGTCGCCGGTCATCGGGGCACCATCGCCGATGACCGATAATGGTTCGTGCAGGGCTACGCCGCGGCGGGCGGCTGGTTAGCGGCGGGAATTCGCCGGGCCAGTTCGGCAAGCCCCTTTGCGGTGACCCTGGCTTGCGCCGACAGGGTTTCGACGCCGTCAACGATTATGGTGATCGACTTCGGTTCAAGGATGCCCGCCTTGATCTTCACCTCGTGAGCGATCCATCCTTGGATGCTGGCGCGGCGATAGATCCAGCCCCGAGCCTTCAACCAATCGTGCAGGAATTTCGGCCGGAGCCCGAGCACCTTCGCGGCATCGGTGATGCACAGCGAGCCGCTTGCCGTGACGAAGCGGTCCAGCGCCTCGGCCTTCGGGGTGAGTGCCGAAACCTGCCCCCGAAGCTGCTCAGTTTCGGCCATGCTCTCCAAGAGCAGGGATTTCAGCGCACTGGGGTTTGCCAGCATCGACTTGGGGTCGAACTGGCGAGAGCGAAGCTCAGCCTCCATCATGTTGAATTGCGCGATGTAGGCTTCCTTGTAGGCGGCGGCCTTGGCGCCCGTGAAACCCATTACCAAGAAGTTGAAGCCGTCCTTGGTCATGGACACATGCGAGGTGCTTTCGCCGGTTAAGTCTTTGATTTTGAACGATGCAAAATTTCTTTCCCTGAACTGTGGGGAGCAGTCCAGATTGCGTACCGCTTTGAGCAGGTCGAAGTGGTTCTTGCCGAAATAGGCTGCCACGTCCCGGCTGTCGGCCATCGCCTCGCCGGCATCTGTCATCCGCACGATGGGCATGCGGGTCGCGTCAATTCCGTCTGTCATTTTCAGGTCTCCAAAGGCGCCCGGCCGACCAAGCCCGAGCGCGTGCGGGTCCGCGTTAACGGAACCGGGGCCTTTGGAGTTCGAAAGGTCTCGGGTCCGCGCTGCCCCTTGGTCAAGGGGAATTCGTCAGGGGGAGATTTCTGGACGGCGCCAACTAATGATTTGTGCGCCGGCCTCTCAGGTCACGATGACCGCGATCAGCAACAGGGCCGCCATCGGCGTGGCGACCAGCACGCAACCCATGAATTCCCGGGCGCTCATCAGTAGCCCGCGTAATAGCGGGCCTTGAGCTGGCCGATCATTTCGCGAAGGTGGATGACGGCGAAGTTCCCGCGCTCGTAGGCTTCCGTTCCCGGCGCGACCTCTTCAAGCACGCTCTCGACCTCGCGGACGGTGAGTTGCGCCATCGACATAAGATCGCAGATGTCGGCTTCCAGATCGCGGAAGGCTTCGCTGTGCTTCCGGTCGTTGTCGCGGAGGGGTATAACGTTTGCAGCTTGAGCCATGGGCCGTCCTTTGGCTTGAGTTAGGGCCGGGCAAGTGTTGGTAGCGCTTGCTCGGCTCGCATCTTTATGCCATCATTAATTCATGACGTCAAGAATAAATAACATTAAAAATTCACGCCGCGGGCGCCCGTCAGTTGAAAGCGAGCCGGTAACGGTTCGCATGACTGTGGATGCGCTAAAGGTTTTGGATGACTGGCGCCGGGAACAATCGGACCTACCCGGCCGCCCCGAGGCCATTCGCCGGCTGGTTGAGCTGGCCCTAGACAGCCCGCCGAAGAAGAGGGCATGATCCACCGAAGCTCATGGGGGTAATCGTGCGGAAACCTCTTTCAGTTCTGCTTTTTCTGGCGCTGCCAGGCTGCGTCACCGCCCCTCGGCAGCAGGTTGCCGCCAGTCTTGGCGCGGAATACGTGGGGCAAAACGTTGACGTGATGGTCATGAAATTCGGGCCGCCCGCTAACTCCTTCAAGATGAACAGCGGCGGCGCATCTTACGTCTGGCAGCTTTCAGCCGTAACGGACATTGATGTCGATAGAGGGTCCGGGACGGCATCGACGCGCTATTGCAAGGTAGCCGTCGTCACGGCTCCGGATGGCAAGGTGATCGACCTTAAGACCGAGGACACGGTAATTTGGGGAGGCATTGTTAACGGCGGTATCACAAGCATGTGCGCCAGGCGCCTTGGCATTAAACCGCAGAGTTAGCCCCTTATGTGGTTGAAACTAATTCAGATCGTCGTTTTCTTCGCGGTGATCGCCAGCAACATCCAATATAATTGGACCCCAAACGGATATTTGGTGGCGTGTCTCGGCTTTATCGCCGCCCTCCTAACAACCGTTTTTCTTCTATGGCTTGTCGATCGCTTTACGGCGTTGCGACTGAAGCTCCAGGCCGCCGAGCCCGAGCCCGGCGAACGCTGGATTGGTGGATGGGAGCGGCTTCGGCCCCGCGAGCCCGAGCGGCGAGCGCATCGCAATCATCCGGTCAAGCTCGGATATCGCCCGCGCCGTTGACGCGTCCGCGACCTTCTTTGCTGCGTAACCGGCAACCGGCAGCGCCAGAGAAGCGCCGCTTGTCGCTGGGGCGGCCGCAGCGCTCCCGGCAATGATGCCGGCGCCATGCATGCCTTGGGTCGAGAGGATTTTGCTGATGAAGCGCGCCATGTTGCCGGTGAAGGTGCCCTTCACGACTTTTTCCATCTGCTCAATTTCTTCTGTGGAAAACCCGCGTCGCTTGGCCGGACTGAGTAGGATCGATTTGAGCGCTTGACGGGTGGCGTTGTTGACGTTCCCGCCGGAATTGGCCGAGGCTGCGTTCAATTCAGCTCGATATTCCGCGTCATTGATGCGCTCAAGGCGTGACTTTGCAGCCCAATTGTCGCGGGCCTCTTTCAGGATAGTCGCCGCGCTCTTGGCGTCGCCCGCAGCCACATCGAATGGCTTGAGGTTTGCCAGATAGTCATCAATCGCCCGGACGGCCTTGTTGGCCGCCTTCTGCTCGACCGGATTAGAGAAATTGCCGGCCACCTTGCCGAGCGCGGTACGCACGCTCTGGATATCAGCCACCTTAGCCGTGGTCCCGATCTGGTTTTTGAGTTCCTGAACAAGGGCGAAGGTCTGTGGCGCAGTCACCTGGCGATAGCCGCCCTGATTGAGCGCGTGCGTGATTTTCCCGGCGGTATAATGCGTCGATGACGGGTGCAATTCCAGACCAGCGACTGCCGGATGATTGTAGGACGCCTTCGCTGCCGCCTCTAATTGCTCGACAGTAGGCGCTGCTACAGCTCGCGGCGCCATGGCCCGAGCCGCCCCAGCGCCGCCGGCAACCGCCCCGGCGACGCGCGCGAAGGGCTCCAGCGCCGTGTTCTTGGTGAGGGCGCCCGCCCCTTCACTTCCAAGCGCTGGGACCACAACCCGCGTAATGGCCTTTGTTGCAAGCCTCCCCGGCCCACCGGCTAGCGCGGGCGCAAACTCCCCCATGGTTTGGGCGACGTGCCCGGCTGCCGTCTTTGGCTCGTAAAATTCGCCCGTAACGCCCTCGATCCCGGATTGGATATCCCGCGACGTCGGAGCGTGGTTGAGGGCAGCCAGCGGAGGAAGCATGCTGGCGGCAGTCGAGGCCGCGGTTTTGATGCCGGACGGATCAAAGCCGAACTTCTCGCCGAGCGCGTCCAGTCCGGCCGAGGCCGCCGCGCGCAGATCTCCGCCCGCGCCAACCGCTCCGATCGCTCCCTTTACTGTCCCGATGCCGGCCGACTTCGCGACGTCGCCGAGCGTCGAAACATTCTGCGCGTCGTAGGCCGCGCGCAGATCGGCGTCCGACATCTTCGATAGATCGGGACCGCCATCGATATAGATGCGCTTGACGTCGGTCGGGATCGCGCTGGCGGGCGCCGCATACAGCGCCTGCAGATCGGTGTCGGAGAGCTTCGAAAGATCGGTCACTTCAATAGTCCTCGCCGCTTCATTTCGGCTTCAATCGCCGAACGATCCGGCACCGCCGGGATCGGCGTCACGTCAGCGGGCGACACCGGCGGTGCCTCTGGCGTCGTCACCGGAGCGGCCTTCCCGCCTTGCGCCTTGTAGAAGGTGCCGCCGCGCAACTCGTTGGCACGCTGCTCGTTGAATTTGAGCCGGGCCTCGGCGAGCGCGATGGCGCGGTCATAGATCTTCTGCCGCACGGTATCCGGCTGACTGGAAGAGCCCTGAATTTGCAGCAATATGGCGCGCTCGCCCTCGGTCGGCGCGCCGCCGAATATCGCCTTCAGCTGGCTTAGGGCGTTGGTCATTACGGTATTGTCGAGTTCCACCGTAGCTTCCGAAGCATCATTTCCGAACATCGCGCCAACCGACGCAAGTTTGCCCGCCCCAGTGAAACCCAGCGCCTTTGGCGATAGTTCCTTGGCCTTCCTCAGTGCCGAAATCGCGGAATTCGCGGACAGCACACCTTCGTCAGCCTCAAGGATGGCCTTCTTGTCGGTGGCCGAAAGCGGCTGCGCGTCCTCGCGCGGCATTTTTCCGGTGAGAAGATAGCCCTGATACGCCGGGTGATCGGGTTTCAGGCCGATTGCCTCAGCTGCGGCCCTACGCTGCTCGACCTGGGTCTGCACGTTGGTTGCCTTGTCGGCAGGCTCATACGCGCGCTCAACCTTCTTCGTCTGCGGGTTCCATATGTACCCCTCGCCGAGCGAGGTAGGGGCTTTCGGTTCGCCGTAGGCTTGCGCGAAAAGCGCCTTCATAAGGTCGGGGTTGCCTCGCGCAGCGGCGATGGCCGCCGGATCAATGTTCTTGGCAAGCAAGGCCCTTTCGTTTGCGGTCTGTGCGCTCTGCACGGAGGGTTGCCCGGTCGCAAACCCGGAAATGCCGTTGATCAGGCTCGGGATAAGCCCACTCGATTGCTGGACGTTGGAAAGGCCGGCCGAGAGCCGATCGCCGAGGCCAGGCGAAGGCGCGGCAGCAGCGGGCGCCGACTGTGGCGCGGGAGACATTAGCGCAGGCTTCGGCGGCACCGCCGCATTCGCGCTCGACGGCGCGCCGACAGGTCCGGCAGGCCATTGCGCGGTGTCCAGCGGGCTCGGCTGGTTGGCGCCTGCGATCTGCGGAGGCGACTGCGCCGGCGCAAACGACATCGGGGCCGTGCGGCCATAGTCGGCAGTGTCAGACGGCAGGCCAGACGGCATCGCCTGGTTGAGCGCGCTGGCGCGCAACAGGTCGAGAAGCCCCTGCTGCTGCCCGCCGCCCTGTCCCGTCAAAAGGTCGAGAATGCCCGCCATTTAGGTTGCCCCGAAAAGAAGTTTGCCAGCGTTTCCGACCGCCGAATTCTGACCGCCGAACAGCGAACCGAAACCCTGCGCGAGCATTGCAAACTGCTGCGCGCCAGACATCTGCTGCGTCCCCTCAGACTTCCCGGATTGAGTGCCGAACTGCGCCGCGATTGGCGCAATAGATCCGAGCAACGTCTGATACTGGCTTGCCGGGATGCCGAATTTTGCCGCTTCGGCCGCGAGCGCGGCGTTCGCGCCGTAATTGCTGGCATCGATCGCCTGCCCTGCCGTGCCAACGCCATTGGTGAAATTCTGGTTCGCCTGCGCCTGGTTCTGGTTCAACATCCCGTAGGTGGTGTTTCCAGCGCCATAGAGCGAGCTTGCCGCGCTCAAGGCGCGATCGGCGTCCGTGTTGTACTGAGCCGCGATCACCGGAGCGACGCCAGAGGCGATGCCGCGCGATAGCGCCTGCACGTTGCCCGGCGAGCCATCGCGACCGGCCGCCGCCCAGGCGCCGTTGACCTGGTTGGTTACGTCGGACGTGATTTGGTCGAGCTGCGCTTTCAGCGCCGGATTGTTGCCGATGTTCGCCCCGCTGGCGGTCGAGGAAAGCAATCCCTTGTAGTCGGCAAGGTTCTGCTTGATCCCGGCATCGTTTGCGGTCGCGCCGCCGCCATTGAGCAGGCCGAGCGTTCCCGACGTAATCGCCGGCGAGAACTGGCCGCCCACCGTGGAGGCGTTCTTTTCGATCGTGTCCAGCGCGTTCGAAGCCTTGCCGCTCAAGCCGGCCTGCGGAACAAGGTTCGACAGCCCGCCGAGAATGCCGGTCAGCGCACCTGACGCCGGATCATACGGCGCGAGGCTCTGCGTCTGCGTTTGCGTGGTTTTGGAGGTTCCGCCCACTATAGAGCCCTTTCGAGAACGACGTTCCTTGCCTGGTAGTTTTTCAGGACGCGAAGCCAGCCCTTGCGACCGAACAGCCTGATTTTCGCTGCACCTTCCGCCTTGGCCCATCGCTCGATTGCGGCCAGATGGTTGAGCCACCGCGACATATTCGAGCCGCCGCAAGCGGTGATCATGCAAACCAAGTTGCGATCGGTCCGAACCAGCTTGGCCACCATCGCCGCGTCGATCTCGGCGACGGGCGATCCGGGCGAAGCCGCTACCCACAACACCGCTTCGCCGCCCAAAACGTCGCGCTCAAGGTCCTCGGTATGGCTCAGATCGGTGCGAAGGTAGGCCGCGCGCAGCCTATCAGCGACCAGCGGCCACACTGCCGGGACGTCGTTCGGATGGACGCAGATCAGGCTAGCCGAGGCAGACATAGAAGAAACTTCGATCGGTTTGAGCGTTGTTCGCGTGGGATATCGTGAACGACTGTTTGCCAACCGAGTTAATGAACGTTGTGCCGGCGGCGAGCGCCGCGGCGGCATTGGCCGTTTTCGGGAACAGGAAAACGGCCGACTGCGGCGCGCAGTTCGGGGCACTCACCACCGTTGACGTAGCACCGGCCGCGAGCGTCACCGATCCGGCGGCGTTGGACCGGCCCGCCGCGAGCTGTTGCAGGCCCAGGGCATATTTCGACAGATCCTTTTCGGCGGTCGATGGGAGAAAGACGCTCATCGCTTCCCCGTCGCCTTGAGGTCCGCCGGCTCTACGCCGTTGATGAACGTCCAACTCGAGCCAGCCGGAATTCGGCACTTGAAGCGGCTGTAGCGGGTGTCGACCAGCATATTGCAGATGCCGGTTTTGACGTTGACCAGCCGCTCGACGCCATCGGCGGCCGGCGATTGAAGGTTTTCCCGCCGCGAAGCCGAGCCATAGATTGCCGTCGCATCCGAGACCGGCCGGAAGCCGACCTTCATTTTGATGCGGCGACCGTCCGTCCCCTGCTCTGCGGTTTGAAGCGTCGCTTCCAGGTTCGGCCCGCGAAAGAAGTTCAGCGCGTGCACGCCGTCGAACGCCGCCAGTTCCGGGACAATCGCCGACTGGAAGCTGTCAAAGGACTGTGTTTGGACGTCGATATCCGTCCCGATCAGGGTGTCCAGCCCTTCCAGGGTGACGCCGGGCTGCGCCATGTTGAAAGCAAACTCACCCGAGATTTTCAGCGGCGTGAAGCGGTCAAGGACCGGGTCGTAGCAAAGCGCCTTGTCGAACTGGTTTACCGCTCCATTCACCGACTTGTAGAGCCACAGGACGCGCGACGATCGCGGATCGGCGACACCGAGGAAGAGTTGCGGGTTTGCCGCGTCCAGATCGGCAAAGAACGTCCGGTCGACGCGCTCGCGGCCGATCGGCACCGGCACGCCACCGGGGTCAATCTTGTGAAACCCCTTGAGCGAGTAAAAAAACACCGTCGCGCCCGAGCGGATCAGGCTATATGGCCCGTACATGCCGAGCCCTTCGGAGATTTTCTCGATTTGGAACACGCGCGGGTCGCCGGGCAGGAAGATCATGCGCCGGATGATGGTGTCTTGCAGCACCACGCCGGTTTCACCGCCGGCGATGCCGCGGCAGAACCCGCCGTCGACAAGATCCTGCTCGTCACTCGAATTGATCCCGGCCGTCCAGGAGTTCGCCCCGTTGACATCGTTCAGGCCGGACCATTTGACCCGGTTCGGATTGGTGAGAAGCCCGGTCAGAACGACGAATTTCCCGACGATGCCGATATAGCGGGCCTGCGGCGGACTTCCGGCGAGGTCAGCGAATTCGGTCCCGGTCGCGATATCGAACACCTGTGGCGCGACGTTCGCCTGCACCGCGATAACCAGGTTGTTGAACTGGACGAATTGCCACTGGTCGGAATTCGTGACCGCGGCATAGGGGCCGCCGGCTTTCGAGACCTTCGACCACGCGAACGTCGTGTTGTTGAGCAGATAGAGTTCCGTCGCCGAGGCTGCAAAAACGACCACGGACCCGTCGACCTTGTAGGCCGCGAAGGCACCACGGCACTGCGCGCCGATGGCCTGCGAGATAGCGGCCAGGCTCTTGAACGGCCCGTAACCGTCGCCGCGCGGGACCACATTCAGGACATTTTGGCTCGTGCTGGCCTGATAGTCGGACAGATCGGGCTTGTACTCCGGAAAGGGGATGATGCCCATTACCAGCACGTCCCGCGAATTTGCCCCGTCGCCTGCCGCGCCGACGTCTTATAGGCGAGCCGATCGGCGAGCGGCTGGATTTGGAGCTGCATGCGCTGCATGCCCTCCGTATCTTCCAGAACGTTGGTGTAGAGCAGCAGCTTGGCATGGCAGCGGATGAGCTGTTCCGCGTCGGTGCACCAAGCATTCGTATCGTTGTCATCCACCAGCGGGGCAAGCTTGTAGTGCATGTGAGGACGCATGGTGTAGACCGCGATCGGGACCGGCCAGAGCAGAATTTGGCTGTCTACATAGGTGTAAGCGCACGGCCGGCCGGAGCCCGTCATCGAGCTTTGCAGCCACTCGAATTGGTCGATTTCGTACTTTTCGAGTTCGAGCGAGCGCGTTCCGTCGTACAGAAACAGCGTATCCAGCCCGATAATGTCCGGGATCTCTGCCATAGCGGCGACGCCATAGGCCATTTGCCCGGGAACGGTCGGAAACGTCTTGGAGCGGGTGACGTTGAAGTAAAACCGCGACGTCTCGTAATGATCAATCGCGTTTCCGACCGCGTTTTTTATTTCGTCGGTCAGGTCGGTTCGCGTCAGATCGCTCGCGATTTGGTTTCGGAGGTCGAGGAACGTCTTTGGCATCTTCCACCGTCACGGCTGGGGTAGCGAGCGCCAGCGCGGCTTGCGTCGCCAGCAGATGGACGGAGGGCGGCGCCGGTTGTTCAAGAACCAGCGCCGCCCCCGCGTAGTGCAGCCAGAAGTCCACCGGCCGTTACTGGCCGAGGTTCAGGTCATTGTCAGCGACGTACTCGATCACGACGTAAGCCGCGCCGGCAGTCGGCGCACCGACGAACGCCACCGCGGCCTGCACCTGAGTGTCGGCCGCCAGGGGCGCCAGTGCACCGGCCGAGAGCGTGCCGGCCGCGATACCAGCAGCCGTCTTGACGTCAGCGGCGTTGATCAATTCGGTGCCCGTGCCACCCACGAAGCCGACGCTGAGCGCCGCGGACGTGGCAGAGTTCCATTGCGTGGTTTTGTAGGCGTTGGCGCGGAGCACCAAGGCGCCGGCCGGCAACGTCTGCTTCTTGACCGCGACGGCGGTACCAGCGTCGCCGAAATTGACCTTGAAGCGCAGATAGTGAACGAGCTGCAGCGCGTTTTTGCGAGCGAGACCCATCGTAATTGTGCCCTTTCAGAGCTTTGAGAGACTGCCGGCGAAGCTAGGCGCTTCGCCGGACTTATGCCGACCCAGGATGAACAGGAACCGGCGCGCTTAGGACGCGACGGCGTAAGTCGTGAAGGGGATCACCGCGAAGTCGTTTCCGTTGAAAACGCTCTTCTTGATGCCCCAGACCGTCTGCGCCGACACGCCAAGCTCGCGCTCGTAGTCGAACAACTCTTCCACCCACTTGAAGTGGGATCCGGCAGAGAACTCCTTGCCGAAGCCGACCGCCGCCGCCTGGGCGCCGCAGAGCACGCCGCGCCGCGTGCTGGTCTGATAGGCACCCGCGTTCGAAATGCCGTTCGGCAGACGGTTCCAGCGATGCAGGATGACATCGTTGTATTCGCCAAGGGCTTCCGAGTAGATCAGGCTTTCCTTGCCAGCACCGCCGGCAAGGGCCGCCTTCTGGATATCGAGCCACTGACCGGAATTGGTGTTGGTGCGCAGCGCGGTCACCTGGTAGTCGTGCAGGAACGCCAGATACTTTTTGCGACCTCCGACCTTCACCGGGCGGATCATCGGCGACATGGTGCGAGCGCGCTCTACCAGGGCGTCAAGGAACTGCAGGTTCATGGTCTTGGTGTTGTCGCCATTGATGGTGGCGTCATCGGTCGCGCCGCCGGGCCGATAGATATTCGTCGGCGCGGTGACGGCGTTGTTGCCGGTGTAGCGGGGATCGGTCACCAGCGTATTGCCGGCCAGATGGTTCGCCATGCAGGTATCAAAACGGTTGGCGTACCAGTCCGTCAGGCCGTCCTTGCCCTCGTTGCGGAGATTGAACGGCACGCGCTGGGCGTCGATGGAGTTCTTGTTCTTGACCCGTACCGCATGCGACAGCTCGTTGATAACGAGCGCGTCGTTATAGGTGGTCAGATCCTCTTCGTTGCCCTGCTGGGTCTGGCCTTCGGTCACGCCGTCGCCATTGAGCTGGACGCGCAGGCCGATGGTAACCTTGTCGCCCGCGTTCTGGCTCAGCTCCGATTTCACCTGGATCATGTTCGAGGCACCCTCGCCCATGAACTTGCCGAAATAGGTGTCTTTCAGAGCTTCGACGTTGAGCTTTTTCGCCCAAAGTTTGTTGGAAAGGGCGTGGTTCACGCCGTAGGTGGTCACAGACATCTCTTGATGCCTCCAAAGGTGAAAATCGGGTGCTGTGGGTTGACCGCGAACCGCTGCGATCGAGCGCAACACCGAGATTTTCCGCCTTCGGTGGAGGCGTGGCGCGGTGACGGGCGCCAGACGAAAACGGGATTGAGGCTCCCGCGGGCCTTACTCACTTACGAGCGGCGATTAGCCGCCGAATAGTCGCTTCGCCTTGGCCGGGTTCTTGTTGCACCAAGCCTCGAACTCATCCGCCGGCATGGCAATGAGGGCTTCCGCCGTCATGTCCTGATCGCCCGAGCTTCCGCCCGTATTGGACAGGCTCTTGTGTTCTGCCTGCCCGCGCTCGATCCTTGCCAGCTTCTCGGCCGCCGCTTCCTCTTCCGCTCCGGGCTTTGGAGCAGCCGCCGACGCCTTCTTATAACCCCGCTGATTTGCCAGATCGTAAAGCATCTGGGCGGGACTCTTGCCGCGCTGGAACGCCATCTGGGCGATGGCGAATTCATCGGCAATCAACGCCTGATGTAACGTTTCAGGCGTATCGTAGCCGATCGCCTTCAATTCCGCGGCGCGCGAGTTCAGGAGAAAATCGTATGCCGCCTTGAAATCGGTCGTGGTCTTGGCAAATTCATCGCAAGCCTTTGTGTAGTTATCCACAAAAGTCTTTTGCTCGGCCGCGGCCTTATCGGCGGTTTCCATCGCCGCCTTTTCGTCCTCGACGCGCTTCTGCATCTGGGCGACGGTTTCGCCGATATGCTTGACCGCGCCGAAAATGTCATCCTCAACGGACGGAGGCGCAGCCGGCGCCTGCGGATCAGCCTCGCCGCCGAGCTTGAGTTTGTCGATGATGGAGAACTTGCCGCGCAGCTCGGCGAGCGCCTTTTCCGTTTCCTGATACTTCGTGGCCAGCTCTTTGCGGGCCTTCTTCTCTTCCAGGAAGGTTGCGAGCGGGACGTGATCGTTCTTCGGGGTGCCGGTGTCAGGCTGCTTGCCCGAACCATCGCCGGATTTTGCCGCGCCGGCGTCGCCTTCGCCAGTTGATCCGCCGGCATCTGCGCCAGCGGCGTCCGCCGGAATTTCCTTTTCGCCGCCGCTTGAGAAAAAAGCTTCTTCGTCCGCCGAGAGTGACGGGCCGCCATTATCGACGGGAGCCGATCCATCGTTGAGGGTCATCGTTGCTTGCCTTCCGCCGGCCCTGCCGGCTCAGAAAACGCGGGAACCGCCGCGCGCGGAAATCCGGCTGTGCCGGAATTGGTCCGCGTCCGGATTAACCGCACTCAGCAAGCAAGAAGTAACAACGCCTCTTCATCGCGACGGCGGCGCTTTGCCGCCGCCTGTGATGCCGCCGCAGCCGCCGCTGTGCGTTCGGCCTGCACCGCCGCCATATCGATGGCCGGCGCCGGCGGCGCGATGGGTGAGGCCCGCAGCGGCTCGAACTGCGGCATGGTCCGCCGGTCGATCGGCAGGCCCGGCGCTTTCTTGGTGATCGCGGCGAGCCGGCGCGCGCGCTCCAATTCCTCGAGATAGTGCCCGATGCCCTGATATCCGGGCTCATAGCCGTAGCCGGTCCAGACCAGCGGCGTATCATTGCCGGTGAACGTGAAGTGGCCCGGGTCCGCGTCCTCGCTCAGGGCTTCGTCGGGGTCGATGCCGACGAAGGTGAACGCGCCAGGCGCGGCCTCGAACTTGCGATCGAGCGTCGCGGCCTTCAATGACATGGTGAAGGCGCCGCCGGCCGCCACCATCGACAGCTTTTCAGCGATCGGGACGCCGGTCAGCGTGTAGGAGCCGACCGAAACCGCTTCAATGATCTTGAAGGATGCCGCTACCGCGGTGAACGTGAACGTTCCCTTGACCGCGGCCTGCGAGATCCGGAGTTGCGCGGCCACCGGCGTGAAGGTGAACGCGCCAGAAACCGCGGCTTCCGTGATCTTGAGCGAGATCGCCGGGGCGGCAAACGTGAAGCTGCCGGCATCCGCCGGCATGGTGATGTTGGAAACGCCGGCCTGCTGGATTTGGCCGATGGCCAGCCGCCCGAGCGCGTCAAAGCCGAGAATGGACATTACCTAATCCTGTAGGCCGTGAGCGTGCTGTCCTTGGAACTGCCGGTCAAATTGAATTTGATCTGCCCATTTGTCGAGCCGACGTCCCTGACGTCGATCCTGATATTCCCGGCCGGCGAGGTGATGAAGCCACTCACCGGAATGGCAATCGAAAACCCGGCGGCCGCACTGGAAGATCGCCTGCTGTCGATCACAGTAGTTCCGTCCCACAATTTGACGTCAAAGCCGCTGGCGATCGCGCTGTTTAGGCAAGTCACAGCCCCGCTTGCGAACCACGTTCCGATTGACCCCTGCGCTACAGCCGGGCCAGCAAAGTAGTTCGCCGTATTGTTCAGGTTCACATCCGCCCCAAGGGAGGCCGTGATAGGCTGGACGCTGGCGATCGGCAGCAAATCCTCTGCGGCCGCGATTATCGCGACTTGGGGAGCCGCCGAGAAGTTGATTTTCGACGTGGTGCCGGCGGAATTGAACAGTACCGTATTGCGCGTCAGAACGCCGGTGCCGCTGTTATAGGTGCCGAAACCGACTTCCCATTGCGACAGGTTCGCGCTTTCGGCGCGGTAGCTGTAGACGCCGCCGTTCACCGCCCCGGCGGCGGCCGGGCTTTGATAGCCCGTAACCGCACTGGAATAGGTCCAATCGGTGGTGCCGCCAGCGGTCGGGTTGAACCGGCAGACGTTGACGAGAAGCGAAGCCATCGTTTACCCGTTCGTGAACACGCCGTTGGTGGTGTCGAGATTGACGGTGAAGCTGTTGCCGTTGGTGAGGATCACGGCTGCGCCATAGTCCCACCACCCGATGAGCGGATCGGCCGGCGACGTCGGCGTATCGTTGTAGAGAACGGCATACTGAAACGTTGCGATCGAGCCGCCCGCGGCCGTGAACACGACGGGTTGCAAAACGAGCTTCCAAATGCCGCCGGTCTGCGCCCAGGAAGTGAACGTTGCCGCACCGCCGCCCGCCGTATAGCCATTGCCGGCGGCAATTTCGGTCAGGTTCGCTTTGATCGTGTTACCGGCCACCGGCGCCACGTTCGTCAGCATGACTTTCAGCGCGTCGGTATCGAGCTTGTGGACCTTGAGGCCCAAGTCGCCGATAAAGCAGGTGAACTTGTTAAAAGCGGCCATTTAGCCATTCCCCATGGGTGCGATGCCGACGATTTCGCCGGTCTGCGGATCTCGGATGAGTTGCTTCGGAGTGTTGAGCGCGGTCGCCAGCGCGGTCATTTCGCGGCGCATTTCGGCCATCATGCCGATAACGAGCGCGGCCACGTCGCCGCCGCCACCGCCCGGCACCGGCTGACCGTCTGGGCCCACCGCCGGCGGAGCAGTGAGGGCTTGCAGCATCGCCTTGTTCTGCGCTTCCTCGCGCGCGATCTGCGTCTTGGCCGCCGCCTCGCGCTGCATGGCCTCGATTTTCGCGTCCGACTGCGCCTTGTCGTTAGCCATCTTGGCCTGCGCTTTGTCGTTTTCGAGCTTCAAATCAGCATCGCGCTTTTGCTGTTCCGGATCGGGCTGCTGCTGCGACTGCTGAATGCTGTCCGAAATGTCCTTTTGCGCGGACGTCGGGAGCGGCGAGTACTTGAGCAGGGCAAGCCAGGTGGCAGGCGGCAGCATCTTGCCGATGACCGGCAAGAGCTGTTGCAGCATCGACCAGGTGAGTTCCTTTTGGTTCGCCGACGTCGCGCTCTGGTCGACGATGACGTCATACTGTCCGCTGCCGGTGAACGCCTGTTTCCTGATGAGCGGGACGAATTTCGCCGCGTCGTCGCCCTCGATCTTGATCAGGCGGCCATCGGCCAAATAGTGCTCGATGATGTAGAGCAGCAGTCGACCCTGCTCTTTCCGGTAGCGGCGAAGGCTATCGAACAGCGGTTGGAGGATGGTCAGCGCGGATTGTTTTCGCTGCAAATCGAGACTTGCGGCCTGCCCGGCCGACTGCTGCATGCCCAAAATCTCGACGTTCACGCCCGAGACGTCGCGAAGCGACTGATTGGCATACTGCATCAGTTCGAAAGAGCCGACCGGGAACTGCGAAACCGGCTTTTGCATCATCTTCGGGTTGGCGCCGAGTGCTCCCGGTTTCAGAAACGTTACCTGATCCTGATGCGCCCACGACGCCTCGCCTTGCGCGTCGTTATCGAAGAACTGGCCCTTTTCCGCCGCTATCCCGCCTTTCGCGGTCGTGTTCATGATGTGCATCGTCTGCGACATCCACTTGTTGGACCAGCGCGCAGGGTCTTTCATCGCGCGGACGATGCCGAAAAACGTATTCTTGTTGCGATCGCGCTTGCCCGTCATGCACTTGAACGAAAAATGGTTCTTGCATGGAGCGTCGCCTACCTCGAGCAGCACATTGCCCAGATAGGCTTGCCGGAAAACCTTCCGGGTCGATTTGGTGAAGCGCAGCGAGCCGCCGGCCAGCTTCGCCTTCTGGCTCAGGGCCTCGAATTCGTCTTTGCCGAGCGTCAGGATCTTGCCCGGTGTGGTCGGATCAATCACCAGCCAGGCCGGGACACGTTCCCACCACTGAACGCGAACCAGCGTGACGCCCTTATCCTCGTCTGCGTCCTCGCCGCGCTCTTCTTTGTTGTAGGTCTCGCCGTCGTTGTGGTTCGGCTCTTCGCCATCCTTGTCGTCGCCGAGCCATGAGGCGTTGTAATCGGCATCCTCGAACGGCCGGCCAGGAGCGCCAGGGCAAAGCGCCCGCGCCTCATCAATCGGAACGTCGCGGCGGATATGAGCGACGCGACGCGCATCGACCAGGTTTCGCTTCTTGGCCCCGATATCCCAGACCATTTCGAGCGGGTCGGTCCGGTCAATCTTCGGGTCGCCCTCCGGATTGTCCTCGTAATCGAGCCGGGTTTCAGTCCAGCCCATTCCGCAAACCACCATGTCGCGGAAGGCGTCGCTTTCTTCGTCCTCGGCGTCGCACTGCTGGCGGAACCACTTCGCTGCCGACGTCAGCAGCTCGTTGACAACGACGTCGCCCTCTTCGCGCGGCAGATATTGGACTTCCTGCCGGTTACCGACCTCTTGGCCGGCCACGGCGTCGACCGTCGTTCCCACGCGGTTGAAAATCACGATCGGACGCTTTGCGTCCATCAGGATCGACTTATCGGTCTCGCTCAGTTGCTCGCCGGCCTCAAAGTCGAAGTCCTCGCGGGCTTCCTTGCGCCAGGCTACTTGCCCCTTGCTGTTGCGGTCGTTCTTTACCCACCGCTTGAGCTTGGAGAACAGCGCGTCGGCATCTTCGACCGTTTCGCGCGCCTTACCGCCGCCCTGCATGCCGCCCGCGTCGTTCAACATCGCGATCTATCGTCCTGAAACAGTGGTGCCCCCGAGCCGCCAGAGTGACGGCCCAGGGGCTTGCGCGCGGGGTTTATTCCACAAAGCCCCAAATGGGCTCGATATCGAGCTTGAAACTGTTGGAGAACTTGCCGTCGACCACCTTGTTATTGACGTAGGCGGGCGACTGGCTGCCGCTGGCATAGACCTTGACCACCGAGGCGTCGGGCATCGCCGACAGCGCGGCCTCGATAGCCGCAAGCGCCATCGACTTGAGGCTCTGTTCGGGCTCGGCGCACTTGATGAATTCCATTTCCGTGCGCGCCTTGGCGGCGACGGCTGACGGCTTACCGATGGCGTTAAACGACCAAGACATTGCGGGCTTTCTCCGGTTTGGCTGAAATTTCGGATGCTTCCGACCTACACCCGCGCCGGAAATGATTTTTCCCGGCCCTACGCGCTTTCCCAAGAGCCGCTACCCGAGCTGCGGCGCGACGAATACCGTTGCCGAGCCGGCGGAGCGCCGTCCGGCTGGTCATAGTGGATGCACATCAGGCCGTAGGCGTCGGCGCCGTGCGAACTCCAATCGTGGTTCGGCCCGAGCCCGATGTTTCGATCATCGTTCGATTTCTTCTCGTGATACCAGCCCAGCGCATCGCGGCCGGGCTCCGTGGTTGCCTCGTTGAACCAGACCCGAGGAAAGTGCCGCCGGGCGGTTTCGATGCGCGCAGAGGCCGCGCCCGCGCCCTGGTTGGGCACCACAAGCACGTCGAAGCCGGCTTCCCGGATCGCGCTTTCGTATGACGTCGCAAACACCTTGTCGCCGTGCGCGCCGTCATGCGGCAGCACCACCCATGCCTTGCCCCAGCCGCGGGACCGCAGCCAGTCGATATGGACGGAAAGCGGTTGTCCCTGCGCTTCGTAATAGTCCAGGACGTTGATTTTCTGCCCGACGAATTGGGCAACCCAGATTGAGACCGCGTCCGCGCGCGCGCCGGTCCCGCCTATGTCGAAATAGGCGCGGGTCTGCATCAGTGGGTCGACCGGGACGAAGGTTATCCGGTTCTGCTCTTTGGCTTGCAGCAGCAGCTTGGCGTAGTAAGCGCCCTCGACCACGGTCCGGAAGCCGCCGTTCCATACCCAATCATATTGATCGGGCCGGTTTTCGAGATCATCGAGCCGGGTTTTGTTGAGGATCGCAGGGAAGAACGGGTTGTCGCGCCAGTTCAGTTCGATGATTTTCGAGCCGGCCGGCGGCTTTTCGCGGAAACGCTTGTGTGTCGCGCTGTTCTTGCGATCGGGATTCCAGGTCACCCAGATTTCCGCGCCCTCTTCGCGGACAGTCGGGATGGTGACGGCCCAGCCGTTCTCTGAAACCGGTTCGGCCTCATCGACCCATAGCAGCAGAATTCGAGCCTTCGACTTGATGCTATCGAGATTGTGCCGAAGGCCGGCAAACACGAACGAAATCCGCCGACATTTGGTCCGGATATAGGTTTCGCCGACGTCGAAGAAGTCCGCAAGCCACGGCTCGGAGGCAATAGCGCCCTTCACTTCCGCAAACGAGCTGTCAGCCAGCGAATTCATGAACTCGCGGCCACATAGGATAATCCCCTCGCGCCCTTCCGTGGCCCACATCATCGCGCGCACGGCCGCCATCTTGGCGAACGATCGCGTTTTGGCCGAGCCGCGACCGCCATAGGCGCCGCGAAACATCGCCTCGCCTGTAAAGACCGGAATAAGTTTCGGGGGTAGCTTGATCTGCGCGGCGGTCACAAGTGAGCCCACCGCTTTCCGGCTTTGATCCGGCTGATTTGCTGGTTGCTAATGCCAAACCGCTTTGCGCAAGCGCGCTGGGTTTCAGTAGAAGCCCGAATGGCAATGATATCAGCCTCGCTCAGCTTAGCGCCGCCGCGGACTGTGCGCCGGCGCCAAATGCTATGGCCGCGCGCCTGACGGCCTTTGGCCACCTTGTCGGCCGTATTTTCGGCATTCGTGCCAAGGAAAAGGTGGTCGGGATTTACGCATCCACGATTGTCGCAGCTATGGCAGACGAAAAACCCGGTCGCGATTGGACCATGGTGCAGCTCATAGCTGACGCGATGAGCCTCGCACGCCTTGTCGCCGATCTGGAAACGGCCATAGCCCTTTCCCTTCCCGGCAGTCCATTCCCAGCAACCGCTTTCGCCGCCCTTGTCGACCTTGGCAAAAAATCTTTGCTCAAGCGATTTCATCGCGCGGCCCAGGCACCCTCGATCGCGACCGCGGCGAGCAGGAAAACCCACCACATGGATTTGTCGCCGAGCAGGGCTACACCGGCGACAGCCGCACAGGTGGCGGCAACAGCGTGAACATTGAGCATCGTTACTTCTCCGTTTCAGAAACGTTTCACGCAATCAGGCGACGAGCCCATTTTCAGCGCGCAGCGAACCGCGCTCGATCTGGCGCAGGCGCCGGGCCACGGCGCGCTTACCGTTCAGGCCAGCAGCGGCATTCCGCGCCGAGTATCCGGAACGCTTCCGGGACCGATCCATCTGGCGATTGTCGCGCATCGCTTGGTCATAGATGCCCATCTGTACGAGCTTGCCGAGCAGCGCATCAGCGGCGAAGGAAATCTCAGACGTTCCCGCCGCCGCCATCAAGTTAACGAAGTGCTGGGCTGTTCTCGCCGCCGGCGCCGGCCTACGCATTGGTCCGTGCATGTAGTTCCCTTTCGTTGGTGGTTGAAACGTTTCGTCATTCAGGCAATTCGAAACCGAATGCTTGCCGTCAATGACCATCCAAGAACGCCGCGCGCCGCGCCCGCAGATCCTCGCGGGACTTCCGCAGGCGAAGCCGGGCGAGCGCCTGCCTCGTTGCCGAGGTGCCTGTCATCATGGTTCGCAGCCGCGCCTTGTCGGCCGCAGGGATGGACCAGCCACCCGACCCCCATTCGGTGCGGACCTCAATGCCGACCTTTTCGAGCGCCTTGCGGACCTTCACCATCTGGACGTCGATCAGCTTCGCGTCGGGCTGATCGCAGTCCGGACGGCCGCCAACCAGGGCGATGAAAAGTGCCTCGCGCGTCGCGACCGCGCGCTTGAGCATGAACCCGACCATTTCGCATTGCTGCGGCGTGGCATCGAGAACGGTCAGCAGCCGCGAAACGTCGTCATTGCCGACGCCTAGCAGCGCCTCCAACTCGTGTACGCGGTCCTGTAACCGTTGCTCTAAGCTGCTCACGGATGCCCCCGAGGTGGATCAGTAGCTGGTGACAGGCCGGGCGCTGTAGCCCATGGCCTTGTCCATCGCCTCAAACGTGGTTGGCTTGCCGTCAGCGGTCATCGGCTCACGCGGGCCGCCGGACTTCGCGAAATCCACCAAGCCGATGCCGGCGGAGATGCCCTTCCCTTGCTGCGACGGATCCAGCTTGGAGGCAACGAAGCTCATCGCCTCGCCGATCGTCGTGCAGGCGAACAACTGCATAGCCAGCGTACTGCGATCGAACCGATAGGCACCATCGGTTATGACGAAGCCACCGCTGGGCATCCGCTCGACAATCAGGCTGAAATATTCGCTCATCGCTCACCCTTCCCTTTGTCGCCGTCGAAGCCCGACAGCACGGCATTCCAGAACAGCCAGGGCCAGAACAGCATCAGCGCAGCTCCCGCCGATCAATGAACAGATCGAAGAACCAGCAGCCCCAGCGCGTGTAGAACCAAAGGCGCCGGCGGGTTGAGGGTTCGTGTCCCTCAAGATCGCAAAGCGTCCACGAAATCAGACGCCACCACGGCCAGGTCTGCGGTCCGTGGTCCGTCGAACTCCAGCGAACGCGCGAATAGACGAACAGCACCGGATAGGTGTTGAGCGTCGGCGGAACCCGGAACGTCAGGTCGCGCCATTCCCAATGACCTTCACGACAGCCCATCATTCACCTGAGACAGTTGCCGCAGGCAAAGCCGATATCGGCCGCTGCGATTGACCGGGCGCGCGCGGGCGAGCGTTCATGCGTCACCGCCGGCCGGAAACTCAGCCGCAACCAGCTCGATCCGGGTAATGGTCTCAAACGGTCCGTCCTCGCCGTTCTCGATCGAAACAGCCGGCTTGCCGTCAAGGCGATCGGCGATGAATGACGCAGCGGCCAGGTCGCCGGCTTCCGCCAGCTTGATAACCTTCTTGGCAATGGCGCGCAAAGCCTTGCTGTTCTCGCCAGCTTCGGCGAGTTCCATACGCAAGGCATCAGCGAACGGCTTTTCCTTCTTCCGCCCGCCGGGGTTGCCTGAGCGACCTTTCTCAAAGGCCATTATGCGGCCCTCGCGAATTCGCCATGGTGCTTGGCTGCACCATCCGCATAAGCAGCTTGAGCAGCGCCCTTGGTCTCCTTGCGCGCCGCATACACAGTGCGGTCGCCAGCCAAGGTATACCAATTGTGACGACCGATCAGAGCAATGTCAGCCGCATCGATAACCGCCTCGTACCCTCGCGTCAGCGGGATATAAGCAAGCTCGCCGTCAATCCTCGGCTCACGCTTCGTCTTCACTGTTTGCCCTTTTCGAATGCCATTGTTCTGAATTGGTACAGTATTGAGGGGGTTGCGGATTACTCGCCCTGGTCCAAGCCAAGGTCGTTGCTGATCTGGCCGAGTTCAGCCATGACGTCGGAGGCTTCGCTCTTGATGGCGTCGGCCATTTTCCCGGCTACGTGAGCCGTCGCCACCTTGGCGTCGTTGAGCATGCTGACGGCCTCGCCGACCCTTGCCTTGCCATCGCGGCGGGCTTGGGCCACGCCCTCTCGCGCTTCGTCCATCATGGCGCGAAGGTCAGCGGCGAAGCTGCCGGGCTTGGGTGCGGACATGGGTTCGGCCTTTCGTGGTTCGGGGTTCAGCGCGACAGACGGGATGAGGGAGGCGGATTGTTTGCTCTCCAGCGATCGGCCGAATTTCGCCATGTCCGCGGTGGCGCGGATTGCGGCGTCAATCTCCTGGTCGGTAGCGGTGGGGTCGACCGCGACAATCAGGCCATCGAAGCCGAACACTTGCCGGCCGCCTATCGGCGTCATGGTCAGGCCCTCAATGCCCGGGACGTCCGCCAGTCTCAGCTTCAAGTCGTGAATGTTGCTCATCGCTCAACCAAGCCTGATTTGCGGGTTGCGTCGCAACGTTGATTGTTACGCGCGGTACTGCTTTCAGTTGAGAACTGTGGGGACAACTTCACTCACCCCACCTTTCTGATTTTGTGCCCGGTCGCCGCGTCGATACCGTGCTTTGCGAGAAGATCGAGCGGCGCGCGACAACCGCCCATGCCAGGTTCAGGCCCGGCGTAGCGGGACCAATGCCCGCCGCGGGCAAACATCGAGATAACCCCGTCCCAATCGATCGGCGCCGTAGCGCGCTCCGTAGGCGTCAACGCGCGCTTCGCGTGGCGCTCGGCTAACGCCGAGTCGAAATAGGCCAGCGAGGCGATATCCGGCTTGCGGCGGCGCAGATCGCGCACCACTTCGCCCACCATGGCCGGGGCGTAGCCCTTCGCGATCCAGTCGGCGCAGCGGGAAAGGTCGATGTCGGGGCCGAGGGCTTCCAGCAGATCAGCGCGAAGCGCCTCTTCGACCAAATCAACCTGATCGGCGCGCGGCGCGTCTGCTGTGTTCTGTTCTGTTTTGCTCTGTTCTGCTCTATAACGTTGCCGAAACGTTTCATTGGCGTTTCTTGAAACGAATTCGTTGTGTGTCATGTCGCGCTTTGAGGCATTGCACGGACGGCAAAGCGTTTGCAGATTGTCGATGTCGTCAGTGCCGCCCCGGCTTTGCGGAACCTTATGGTCAACGCTGAGATCGCTTTCGGTGCCACAGTACACGCACCTATGGCCGTCCCGGTCATGAACCGCGGCCTTCAACTTCTTGGGCGCCGTCCAGGTTATGGGAAGCCCGGCTGCGGCCCGCTTCTCTCGGTATCGCTGGACCCGAGCCGTGCTGTTGTCGCTGATGTACTGCCGGCGCTTCCAATTATGGGTCTCAAAGCCGCCGTCGATCTTATCGAGAAGGCCGGCGCGGTGGAGCTCCGCGACCAGCGAGGCCGCGCGCTGTTCTGTCATCCGCAGCGAAAACGCCAGATCCGAGGCCGGCGGGATCTTCCCGCCGTTCTGCGAAGCGACACAGAGGAACGCCACCCACTGCCAGCGCGTAGCCTCCGGCAGCTTCATCACCTTGGGATCGTTGATAACGTCCCCATACATTCGGAACCACGGATTGTTCATCAGAGCATCCCGAGCGCTTGCATGTAGGTTTCCAGAATGGTTTCCTGTTCGGCGCGCTCGTTGGCGTCTTGCTTTCGAAGCCGGACGATCGTTCGCAGCGCCTTGACGTCGTAACCGTTGCCCTTGGCTTCCGCGTAAATGTCGCGGATATCGGCGCCGATCCCCGCCTTTTCCTCTTCCAAGCGCTCGACGCGCTCAACGATCGCCCGCAGTTGCGCCCTTGCGTTCCCGCCGATAGCGATTTCATCAGTCATTGCTCGTTCCACTGCCTTGTTGAATTGAACAGCGTCGCACCCAGGCCGACGCCGATTTTAACCTCTACGCACGCAACACGATTTTCCGCGGCCGCCTCATCTGCCAATTCCCGCGACGGATGGACCGACCCACAACAGCCCATCAGCGGCCGATAAACGTTCACCCAATAGGATGCCGGCTCACCCTCACCCATTGCGCGCCCGATCCCGCAGCCACGCCAGGCGGTTCGCTACGTCAGCCGGGCGCATGTTCAGTTCCTTCGCGATGTCGCTTGTGTCTTTCTTCTCGACCCACAGCGCCAAAATCATCCCGTCCCGGGCAATGTCGGTGTGGTCCTGTTTCATTTCGCCGGGCGCGTAGGTTCCGGGAAGGTGCAGCGTATTCATTCGGCGGCCTCCATTCGTAGGTTTGAGATTTCGGAAACAAACTCGATCCGCCGACCAAGCCAGCGCATCACGTTGACCGCCATCGAGTTGCCGAGCGCCTTGTATCGAGGACCGTCAGCCGCAGGCTTGCCGCGATAGGGAATGGCCGTGTAATCGTCAGGGAAGCCTTGCAGCCGTTCGCACTCGACCGGCATCAGGCGGCGCACGCCGACCGAAGTTAGCGCAGCCATAGTCGTTCCGTCCGTTTCGATCGGCCCGGTTATGTTGCCGTACTGGACGACATCGCTTTGCCGCGCGTCGAAGGCGTTGGGAACGATAGGCGTTCCGCGCCCTGTGCCGTCCTCGCTGGCGTCGAAACCTTCGCCGCGCAGTGCATGTGCAACGATGTTGTCGCAGTCCGCCAGGTGCGAAAGCTGCGGCTGCGCGCGCAGCGCGTGCGCGATCACGGTCTCGGTCTCGTAATCCTGCCTACCCATGCCGCCCGCATTGAGGCAGTGCGAGATCGCCTGGACGGCTATCAACTGGTTTCCGGCGGCCTCTCGCCTTCTAACGCGCTGGCCACTACGTTTAGAGCCCGCTCCAAGACCGGAGGCAATTGCTTGTCCCTCTTCTCGGCGCGGCGCAGAATTCCAGCACAGGCTTTCGGGCTCAAAAAGTACCGCTGCGGCACGGCGCCAGTCTCTAAGATTTGCGACAACGAACACACGCCGCCGTCGCTGAGGGACAGCCCGTCCAAACCCGTCCACTCGCACGTACTGAGCGTCAAGCACCCGGTAGGAGCCATGATACCCGAGTTCTGCCATCCCCCCGAGGATGGAGCCAAACGCCCGCCCTCCGTCTTGTGACAGGACACCGGGGACGTTTTCCCAAACGAGCCATTCGGGACGGTATCGATCAGCGATCCCAAGAAATGTAAGAGAGAGGTTCCCGCGTGCGTCAGCCAGGCCATTGCGCAATCCTGCGACTGAAAAGCTTTGGCAGGGTGTGCCGCCAACGAGAACATCGAGAATTGCATCAGGCCATTCCTCAAATTTCGACATATCGCCCAGGTTGGGCACGGTCGGGTAATGATGCGCGAGGACCGCGCTTGGAAACTTGTCGATTTCGGCGAAGAAGGCAGGTTTCCAGCCGAGCGGATGCCACGCCACCGTCGCCGCCTCGATGCCGGAGCACACGGAGCCGTAGATCATGCGTCCAGCCTTTCGCGCAGTTCGAAGAAGCCGGCGGCTTCCGGATGGTGCTGCAGGAACCAGCGCGCGAGCGGCGCCGTCCAATTGTTGTTCGCCTTGAAGCCGCGGTTGCCGCGCTCGACATGCATGTGCCAGCGCACGCGATGGAGGATCGCGTCAGCGGAATATCGCTTGAAGCCGAGCCCGCGCAGCTCGAGCGCCAGCTTTTCGAAGCTGCGGCAGACGTCCAGCGGAATGCCGTCTGGATAAGCCTCGCTCATTGCCCCGGCCCCCGCTTGAGGCGCAGCCGGGCGCGTGGCTTGCCGGCCGGTCCGTGGAATTCGACCAGGCCGAGCCGTACAAGCGCATTCCATGTCGACCGCATGAACGGACCCTGCTCGCCTTCGGCCAGCAGCAGGCCGTAATGATCGAACACGCCATCCCCGTTATGTTCGGCGAGCCATTTCAGCGCGTCCCGCTGTGATTGCGTGAGCTGCGGCCTCATCGACGGCGATTCCTGCGGTTCATGGATTTGGTGGCCCATTCCAGATTGCCGCGCTGGCAATCGAGGCTTTCGCCGTTCCGATGGTCGCCGATGTGATGAAGTTCAGACGGCGGATCGCCGTTCGCCCGCTGGCAGACCTCTTTGTGAAGCCAGACCGTTCGGGGCTTGCCGCCGGCACCGCGCGGCGTGCGCCGGGCATAGCGTTTCGTCTTGGTGCGATCCCAGACCCAGCCCCAACGCCATTGTGTCGCCCAGGCGTAATCCTCTGGCGACACCAGCGCGAAGATTTCACAGGCCGCATCAAGATAAACGCGGCGCGGCGCGAGCGGGTCGATTGCCGCTAGATCCTCCGGCACGGCCTCCGCGGTCGCGCGCAACCAGGCGTCAGACAGATTGAGCCGTTCACCTTCCGGGATTGCGAGACGATCACTCACCGTGCCGCGCCTCGATATCTGCCCGCAAAGCCTTGATCATGTCCGACAGTTCATGGTCGAACAGTTCGGGAGCTTCGTCGTTTGGCTCTACCTTCGCCGCGATCTTGCGGATCGCATGCAGCACGGTCGTATGATCGCGACCGCCGAAGCGCCGACCGATCTCCGGCAAGCTGCGGCCGGTCATGACCTTGGCGAGATACATCGCCACCTGACGCGGCAGCACAAGCTTTGCGGTGCGACGCGCGGACGTAAGGTCAACCAGGCTGATGCCGTAGGCTTCGCAGACCGCCACCTGAATTTCGCCCACACGGATAGGTGGCGGCGCGGTCACGCCCTCGATCCAGAACCAATTTTTCTTGACGGGCGGCGGGACCGGCGCGTCCAGATCGACCACCGTCGCCAGTGCGGCCTTCACCACTGGCGTGGCGGGCGCTTCGCATGACTGCTTGATCGCGGCAGCCTTCTCCGAGATCGATTGGTGGAAGGCCGCGCGGCGCTGATGCGCTTTCAATTGCGTCGGGGTCGGCGCGATGCTCATTGTTCCGCCTCCGCAAGAGCAAGAGACAGGCCGGCGCGCGCCAGCATGGCCTTGAACGTATCAATGGTGGCGGGCATGCCGAGCGCAGAGCGTCCGGCGGAATGAAGGGCTTCGGCCAAGCGCCGCTCTACCTCGGAACCGGCGTCCGTTTTCCTGAGCGTCAGCTCGTAGCCGAGCGCACCGGCCCAATCGCTGACCGTGGCAAGAAGCGGATCATGGTCCCCGACCTCGAGCCGGCTGATCCAGTTTTGCCCGCTCGGCCTCCGGAGCGACGTGGCCACCGCCTCTTGCGAAAGACCTTTGTCTTTCCGGATTTTCCGTAGATCGGCCAGGATGGGATGAGCGCTCATTGCACGCCACCCGCGATTTCAGGAGCGATCCCCGCCGCACAGCATGCGAGCCACGCGCTCAAGGCGATCAATTTCCTCGCGATAAAAATTCTCATCCGCACTGCGAAGACCCCCGATTAGAGTTTGGTACCGCCGCGCCAGGTCAGTCGCCTCCTTGCGCGCTTCGATCAGTTCGGCGGCACGCTTGATGTCGCGCGCCGCGTGGTGCTCGGGGCTCCTGATTTCCCCGTACCAGATCGCCTTGACCGCGCGAAAACTGACCGTTTCGGTTTCAGTCTTGAGCAATCGCTTGACCGCTCTCGGCACCCGAGACAGCCAGCTTTCGCGCGTGTCGCCCCATTGCCGAGGCCCGGCTACACACTCGATTTCCCTACGCATACGCACACTCCCCGGAAGGAATTTCCGGAACTCGGAAACTTCATCGCCTTGACTGAGGCCATGAAGAACGCACCGACACACAACACCTGGCAGACGCTCGCGGCCGTGACCGCGCGCGCCCTAAACGAAGAACAGCAGAGCGATGGGCGCCGCGATGATCGCGAGCCCGAGCAGAGAAGCGAACGCGGCGAGGAAGCCCACCGCGAATATGTCGAGAAGCGATTGCGTGAACTTTCCGCGTTCGAAGCGCGGGTTAACGGCGGCCGGAAACGGCGATGAAACGTTTCGCATCACCGGCGCCTCCCGATCATCAGAAGAACGAAAAGCTCGTTGGCGATCAGCCAGCAGAGAATGATTTGCGCGAAGGTCATGCCGCCGCCCCCTCACGCGCAGCCATGAAGGCCCGCACACGATCAATCGTCGGAAGCCGCGGAATGCGGCCGGCCTTGAGGTGTCGGTACAAGTTCGGGTCTTTGATCGACCTCACCCCGAATTCCGTTGGGGTTATGCCGGTTTGGGCAATGTGAGTGTCGATCTCACCCAAGAGGTCCGCAATCGTAGGATGGAGCTTCATAAGCTGAAGTCATAATAGTACGATTGCTATTCGTCAATAGGATATTTCAGACGGGCGGAGCCAGAGGTATGATTTTATAAATTGGGCATGGACATGGTTCGAAAACTGATTCTGGAAAAGCTGGCGGAGAAGCGGCTTTCGATGAAAGACGCCTCGATCTCGATGGGGCACGCCCACTCATACCTGTACCAGTTCCTCAAGCGCGGCATCCCGCTCGAGCTTCACGAGCGGGATCGGCTTTCGCTGGCTGCACTGCTGGAAGTTTCCGAAGATGAACTTCGCGGCTCATCAAAACCGTTGCCAAAACGCAGCTATTTGAAACAAGCTGGGCACTCGCCCAATAGTTTAGTTGACCACGCCACCCTTTCGCCCCAAATTCTTAATGAGGCGCAAAGAACAGCAACAATTCCAGGCGCCGAGCTTTTCGGAAATATGGATTTGCCGGTGTTTGGAACAGCTCAGGGCGGGGACGGCGCATTGATCGTGACGGATAGAGCTGTTGATTGGGTCGCACGCCCTTCCGTACTATTACGGGTTGTGGACGGCTACGGGATGATAATCACCGGGGACAGCATGGATCCGGTGATGAAGTCGGGCACCACCGCGCTAATCAACCCTCACCTTCCGCCGCGCGTTAGCGATCTCTGCTTGTTTCGATGCCATAAGGACGACGGAACAACGGTCGCAGCGGTGAAGGAGTTCCGCGGCGAAACGGAAACGCACTGGAAGGTGCGCCAGTTCAACCCGGCCCGCGACTTCACACTGAAAAAGACCGACTGGCAGATTTGCCACCGCGTCGTCGGCAGTTATTTCAGCTAGCAGACTTCCTCTACCCGCTGCCCCGGCCGTAATCCTACGACCGGGGCAAACTTTTTTCGGTCTGATAGTAATTCTCCTATTGACCGCTGAATAGCAATCGTACTATTGTTCTCATCGTCAGATCGACGAAGGGGAACACGGTCATGGGCTACTACTCAGCAAACCCGCACTACGCCGCCGACGATTTCAGCGAACAGCGCGAGCGCCAGGCGGCGGCCGATGCCGTCGCCAGCGAGTGGTTCAACGACCTGACCAAGCCGCAGGCCGCCCGCTTCAACAACCGGATGGCCGTTGCTGCGGCCTACAGGGGCGCTCCGCGCTGGGATCGCGAGCGGGCCGCAGCCATGCGGGAGTTCTCGGAAAGCACCGCAGACGCCGCCGCCATCGCTGAGATGGTCACCCGCGACATGCTCGCCACCGGCGAGGTCAGCGAAGCGACTTCCTACGCCTTCGATGAACTGATGACGCGCCAGACGATGGCGCTTGTGGCGGCGGAGTAGGCGGCCATGAAGCATTTTCTCACCAATCTACGCTGCGTCGACGGCCGCCTTTTCCGCCACGTCCCGCAACACGATGACCCGGAATTCGAGGTTGACGCCGGCCGCTGCGAAGAATGCGAGGGTGCCGGTTGCGATCGGCTGCACCGCCAGGAAGCCGAGGCGAAGGTTGGCGACCGTATCGTGGTGACGTGCGTCTATCCGCCGATCCCCGATCGCCGGTTCGATTTCTGCGCCACGCGGGAAAACGACGAG